CGCAAACACAACTATCTTCAGATAATAAAGATAATCATATTGGCAGCCACGCTCAAGTTCAGATTTCAAAACTTGAACGATTATTTCGACAAGAGACTCTGTGTGAGCCTCTAGAGGGTCTGGTACGAACCCTCGCGGCAAACTTGCCTTCTCAAGCGCATTGTCCTGAACTTCATAGGACAGATTGCCAGGAGCAGGCAGGTAAACGTCCTCGTCGCTTACGACCTAAGGATAGCAATCGTGTTCGATGGAAAGGCGCCGTTGAATGGGCAGCTCGAGCGTGGCAGGCAGTATTCTACTGTCTCACGGCAAGACGAAACCCATTACGAAGACCTTCGATCGACGATAAGATTGCTATAGAATTCATTCGAAAGTATGCTATATATGCAGTCAAACAAACAGCCATAAAATGGCTGAAGTATCATCTAACATATATATTTTCAAGGCATACTATGAACGATCCTCCGTTACCCCCGAATCCATCTATGCTTGAAGATGGTACGGAGAAGAGTGGGATCCTTGCTGGAGGTTGGGTATATAATACATGTCATCATCTAATGACACGCCGTAATGCCAACTCATTTGCTGGGGCCTTAGACTGTCTGTTTGCGAAAACAGGTATGCCTAAGACTCCGGACGAATTTGTTGCTAACGCGGAACTAACCCACCGGCAACGGTTTACAAGCGTGATTAGCGGATGCGCTGAATCCCCACTAACGCCTCTCGTGGACTCTCCTTACGTTCCTCCTGAAGGATTAGATCTTTCCAAGCAATTGGAATGGTCTATCCGACAGTGTGTAAGAGAGATTATCCATGAGGTCCCTGGGCCAGGTGTCTTGTTTCCTAGCTTGTCGTCATGTTTCGATTGGAACATGGCGTCGGGCGGTGCAGCTTTCGAGCTCCGACAGAAGTTCTTCACTCAGATGAAGTCTGAGGATATAGAACTTGTCCTAATGGAGGGCCGAACTAGCTTCCTCTGTGGCATGGATGACCGCCACGGAGGGGATGTGAGAGAGTATCGGGTCGCGGCAGACTTCCTCTTTATTGAAAGTCTGTTTGAGACCTGGTCGAATGCTGTCTCACTGAGGGAACAGGATTCTCCTCTCCGATGCAAGAGCTTCCCCATTTGCGAACCTCTAAAGTGCAGAGTAATAACACAAGGCGATGCGCAAGGTTATTATGAGGCACTTGTTCTGCAAAAACTCATGCATCGGCAGATACGGAAGTATCCAGTCTTCGAATTTACTGGTACTCCTATCTCAGAGGAAGCCATTTGCAAAGCCTTCCCTATTGGGCAACTCCAGGAAGGCGACGAGATTGTATCGGGTGATTACGACGCTGCAACTGATAATGTAAAGTTGCACTATTCTTCCTATTGTTGGAAGAAGGTCGCTAATTGTCTGGGTCTAACCGATACATGGTATGAGGTTGGGCAGAAGGCACTGACCCGTCATAGGCTCTACTGGAAGATCCGCAAAAACGTTCATTGTATGTCAGCAGCGATCGCTGCTGGTGCCACTGAATGTGCGGATCAGGCCGGTGGACAACCTATGGGGTCACCGATGTCTTTCCCGATCTTATGTATCCTCAATCTCGCTGCATGGTGTCTGGCTTATGGAATTAGTCCGAAGCGAGCAAGATCTTATCCGCTTCGGATTAATGGTGACGACATTGCGTTCTTCGGTCCTGCAGTAAACTCTGAACGTTGGTGGAAAGTTAACCGCGAGGTTGGCTTTCTACCCTCGTTAGGAAAGAACTACTGTTCGGATCTTAATCGACATAGGCAAGGAGTTCCTCTATTTCTAAATATGAACTCGACTACCTATGTCGCTAGATCCGAGACACCCGAGAGTGACGAAGGAAACTGGAAACAGGTTCCTTATGTCAATCTCGGACTGCTGTTTGGGACCGATAGGAAGGGTATCACAGCTGGGGAAAAGAAGTACTGCCCGTATTGGGAATACAGCAGCAACTTCCAGACCCTGATACAGGGTTTTAGACCCAAGGAACAAGCCCGTCTAAGGCTTCTATTCCTTGAGTATAATCCTATACCGCGCTGGATGCCGGTGGACCTTCCTAGTGCGCTAGGCGGACCCGAGCTCCTCATCGATGGGGAGGATTGGTCAGAGCAATGTCGTCTTTTTGTGGGTTATTTCGCTTGTTGTGATCCGGTGAAACAAGCGAAGCTCGCGCGTACTGTCTCTCTCCACCCTTCTAATATGTTGAAGGATGCGATGAGTCGCGTGCAGCCGTATCAGTGGGAGTTGAATCTTCGTCTTCCTGATAAAGAAGGCGTTTGTTCGGAGCCCGCTCGACGCGATAACCCCGTAGGCATAGGTCTCTTGGGTTCCTATCTGTTAGGAATGGGTGATGCACGGCAGAAGCAAAAATGCAAGATTGGGGTCTATCAACATCCAGGTTTCGAAGACCTGTCTGATGATCTTAATCTTGCAGAATGCATCCGCTACCATGCTCATGTTTGGCAATTTTATAAAAGACTCCGGAAAGATTCCGGACAATCGTTATATTGTAGCCGAGCATGCCATCCCGCAGATCCAGAGACTGTCGACCGCTATGCCTCTATGATTTGGACTCGCCAGGCCATTGTTCCGGCCTGGAGACCTGAATCTCATCGTTCAGCCCTCACATTCTCTGAGTTAAATCGTCAGAGATATATAAGCGACAACGTCGAATCGTTACTAAGCGTACCTACTGTGAGTATTAACACCACTCGCAGGGTCGTACGCAGGCCAGTGATTCGGATAACTCGAACAGCAGCTAATTAGGTTGGTCGGTGCGCCTTGAAAGCACTAGTGGCAACACTAAATCCTAATTAGAATACTGCATTCGAGTTGTTCAGATCATAAAAGTGCCCCGTCAATGGCTACCATTGGGTGCACTCCGAGTAAGATTGTTAGAACAGCAATCTGAAAAGGGTGCTCGAGGGATACTAGAATAGATTAAAGTTCTAGCCCCTACCGTGGGTCCATATCGGGTCGAGCACGAATGGCC